CATACTTACTTACTTCACAACGTGACCTTACTGAAACCTTTGGTGACCCGAAATTTATTACAGATTCAAATAACAATCCAGTACACGCAGGGGAACTTAACGAGTACGGATTACAAGCAGCTTATTCAATGCTTGGTGTTAGCAACAGAGCATATACTGTTCGTGCAGACATCGACCTTAATGAACTAAACGCTTCAGCTACAGCACCAGCGGCTGCACCAGCAGACGGAACAAGTTGGTTTGATACACAAACATCAACTTTTGGTATTTTTGAATGGAATTCAAATGTAGCTACTACAACAGGTGGACAAACTTTTAGTAACAAAGTTCCAACTGTAATTACAGACATAACAAAGTTAGTCGGTAATGCTGTATCAGGCGATCCTAAAGCATCAGTTGGCCAAATTGGTGATTATGTAGTTGTTGCAACTACAACAGTAAATAAGTTGTTTTATAAAAATTCAAGTGGCGCATGGGTAATAGTCGGAAGTGCAGCTTGGAAAGGTAGTCACGCTACTATAAAAAGTTCAGCAGCTGTTGCAAGTGTTGCATCAGGTGTTACAATGACAATTAACAGTGTTACAGTTACATCAAACTCTACAACACTAGCAAGTGTAGTTGGTGTTATTAATGGCTTATCAATTGCAGGCGTTACAGCAGCAGTTGTTGACAGTCAATTAGAATTATACAACACTGGCGCTTCAACACAAACTATTGTAGTTGCAGAAGGTTCAGGACTTGCAGAAGACGTTAAGATTGCAGCAGGTACTTACAAGATTCCAGCATTAGTAACTTCAACACATACAAGTGTACCACAGTTTAAAGTTGGAGACGAAAATCGTCCAAGCGGCAGTATTTGGTTTAAAACTACTGAGCCTAACTTAGGTGCTCGTTTAAGAGTTAAACAGTATGCTACAGGAACAGCAACATGGACACAAGTTGCAGCTCCAATACATGCTACTAACCAAGCAGCACTTTATGCAATGGACAAAAGCGGTGGCGGTGCTAATTTAGCAGCTGGTGCAATTTATGTACAAACTAACGCGGCAGAAGAAGCTATTAATTTAGCAACATTTAAGATCTTTAATAGAGCAGCAGCAGGCGCTACTGTAATTACAAGTTCAGCTGTTGCAACTCAGCTTTCAGCACAAAGTTACGCTTTTGATATTCAAGAAACTTTAGCAAACAATGCGGCATTACAAACAGCAAAAACTGTAACATTTACAGCAACAGGCGCTTCAAGTGACGCAGACGTATTAGCAGGTGCTATTAACAGTGCAGGCTTTACAAATATTATTGCTACTGTTGACGCAGCTAACAAAATTTCAATTAAGCACACATTAGGCGGCGACTTCCGTATTACAGATACAGGCGGTGCATTAGCACTTGTTGGTTATGCTGCATATGTAAGTGTTAACTCAGGAACACCTAACTTATATGCTGTTCCAGCAGGCGACACAGTTAATGACTTTGTTGCAAGTAACTGGAAAGTACTAAGCTACACAGCAGGTGTAGATGCTCCAACAGCACTAACAGCAGACGGAACACTTTGGTACAATTCAATTGTAGACGAAGTTGACATGATGATACATAATGGTACAACATGGGTAGGATACTTAACTTCAACAAGTCCGTTCTTTGCAGCCAGCGATGGTGATAAGACTGACCCAGCTGGACCACAAGTAGCGGCACTAGCGCCAACACTACAGTCAGATGGAACAGCACTTAAAAATGGCGATCTTTGGATTAGCACAGCAGACTTAGAGAACTATCCATTAGTTTACAAATATAACGGAACTACTTTAAAGTGGGTATTACTTGACAAAGCTGATCAAACTACAGAAGATGGTATACTATTTGGCGATGCTCGTTACAACACAGCAGGATCAAACAGTGCAGCAGCAGGTGCTATTGCAGACTTACTAGCAAGTAGCTACTTAGACACAGATGCTCCAGATCCAGCACTATATCCAAAAGGTATGTTGTTATGGAATACTAGACGTTCAGGCTTTAATGTTAAGAAATTTGCTAGAGACTATGTAGACACAGCAGCTGACAACATTAGAAATGGTGACGAGTCAATGAGTGCATACTACACACACCGTTGGGTAACTGAGTCAGCTAACCAAGCTGATGGTTCAGGTAGCTTTGGTGCAAAAGCACAACGTAAAGTTGTTGTGCAAGCAATGCAAGCAATGATTAACAGTAATGACGCTATTAGAGATGACGAGTCCAAAGTGTTTAACTTAATGGCAAGTCCAGGTTATCCAGAACTAATTGGCGAAATGATTTCACTTAACAATGATAGAGGTTTAACAGCATTTATTGTTGGTGATAGTCCAGCTAAACTAACATCAGACGCAACATCATTAAACGACTGGGGTTCAAATGTAAACCTAGCTGTTGAAGATAATGATAACGGTCTAGTAAGTAGAGATGATTACTTAGGTGTATTTTATCCATGGGGCTTTACAAGCGACAACGCAGGTAACAATGTTGTTGTTCCACCAAGTCACATGATGCTAAGAACACTAGCATTAAGTGATCAAGTTAGTTATCCTTGGTTTGCACCAGCAGGTACAAGACGCGGTGGCATTACTAATGCTTCAGCAACAGGATACATTAATTCTTCAGGTGAATTTGTAAGCATAGCACTAAACGAAGGACAACGAGACACACTATATAGTTTAAGCATTAATCCAATTACGTTTATTACTGGTGCAGGACTTGTTAACTTTGGTCAGAAGACTCGTGCAAGAGCAGCTAGTTCTTTAGATAGAATTAACGTTGCAAGACTTGTAATCTTCCTACGTAGTCAGCTTAATAAACTTGCTAAGCCTTATATCTTTGAGCCAAACGATAAGATCACACGTGATCAAATCAAACAAGCAGCTGAAAGTTTATGCTTAGAGTTAGTTGGTTCAAGAGGACTTTATGACTACTTAGTAGTATGTGACGAGAGTAACAACACACCAAGTAGAATAGACAGAAACGAGCTATATTTAGATATCGCAATAGAACCAGTTAAAGCAGTTGAATTTATATATATTCCGTTGCGTTTGAAAAATACTGGCGAAATAGCAGGCTTGTAAAAATGATAAATAATATTATAACAGGAGCAAGATAAAATGGCTATTTCATCACTATCAAAAATTACAGTTCCACTAGCAAGTGATAACAGTTCTTCTAACCAAGGATTGTTAATGCCAAAACTTCAATATCGCTTTAGAGTGAGCTTGGAGAACTTTGGTGTTAGTGCAGGGGAAGTTACAGAGTTAACGAAACAAGTTGTTGATGTTACTAGACCAAACGTTAGCTTCGAAACTATGACAATTGACGTTTACAATTCAAGAGTATTCTTAGCAGGTAAACATACCTGGGAAGCTATTACATTGAACTTAAGAGACGATGCAACAGGCGCAGTCCAGAAATTGGTCGGCGAGCAACTACAGAAGCAATTCGACTTTATGGAGCAATCAAGTGCTGCAAGTGGAATTGATTATAAGTTCGTTACTAGAATCGAAATATTAGACGGTGGCAATGGTAACTTTGAACCAACTGTACTAGAAACATTTGAGATATACGGTTGTTACTTAGAAAGTGCAAACTATAACACATTAGCATACAGTGCTAATGAACCAGTTACAGTTTCACTTGCTATTAAGTACGATAATGCTATACAAACTCAAGGCGCTAGCGGAGGCGGTGTTGGTACTGCTATTGGCAGATCTATAGCAGCTATTGCATCTACAACTGGCGTAAGCTAAAAGTAATTGTAATTACAATATTAAGAAAGGGATCTTTTATAGGTCCCTTTTTTTTATCTACGCATATAATTCACTTGGATAAATATTAGTATGAGCAAGTTTGGCGGATTTCTAGATAATTTAGTAAGTGGGGCTTTAAACCCCAAAGGCGACATGGCGGACTATCGTCATGCTTCTCGTCTATACACAGATGACAATTTTAGGTTAGCACCTAAAACTAAGTTCCTTTATCATGTAGCATTTAATTTAAATGAAGACGTAATCAAAAAAGTTCGTCCTAACTTTGATAAAAAACACGGACTAGAAGTTAATATGCTAGTCAAGACAGCTGATTTACCAAAGTATAATATTACAACTGAAACTAAAAACAAATATAATCGTAAGAAAAATTTACAAGTTAGATTAGATTACGATCCTATTAATATTACATTTCACGACGATAATATGGGACTTACATCATACCTTTGGGAATCGTATTATAGATATTATTATGTAGATGGCAACTTAGGAAGTTTAGATGCTGCAGGAAAACCTAATCAAACGTCAGTAGGGTTTATGCCACATAATACATATGAAGGGAAGCAACTAAATCAGTATAGGTA